TTATTCAATATTGTGTAAAACAAAATAATATTATATAATACATATAAAAATCTTTCAATTATTCAATATTGTGTAAAACAAAATAATATTATATAATACATATAAAAATCTTTAAATTAAAATATAATATATACTAATATTATAACAATTACAAATGAGTTTGAATCATCTACTGATCGATAAAGAATTGAGTATCTTTACTAAAAATATTGATACGACTGGTGCTGAAATAACAAATGCGACTATCGATAATTTGACTGTTGCTGATCTAACAGTTTCAATTATTGAGGCAGATCAAATTTTTACAAAAGGTTATGTCGGAACAACTTATCATGCGCTAGATACATCTTATTCAACATATGATCTAGTACCTACTCCAAGATTTACAGGTGCTACATTGTACTTTAGTAACTCGGAAGAAGCTATTCTCCCAACTCCTCCACCGTCACCAGGAATGTACGAAGTTCAAACGGTAAATTTGAAATCATGTGTTATTTCAAGATGTGGGAACGTCGTTTCACAGAAATATAGTTTTTTGGCTAACTATAGAGCAGATGCAACACCAGCTGATTTATATACATCTGGTATATGTACTCTGTATTTTATCATGGTAACACAGAACCCTATTGATAGCCGTACCTATGCAGTTAGATTTAGCGGGAAAAGCAATCAAAGTAATGGGTATGATATTATTCATAGAAATGAAACAATAACAACGAAGGTTGAAGCTGGAAACACGTACGGTGAACTGTTTATTGGCTGGGATACAACCACTGCAGGAAAGGTCAGGCCAGGTGCGAATGAAACATATGTATGTGACTTTGAAGTTAGCTGGATTGAAAACCCTATTCTTCCTCCTGTACCTTAAATGAATTTACGTTTAATTATATTATTTTACTTAAAAACAAAAATAATATAATATATTTAAATGAATAATTTAAAAATCAGATTTTTAAACTGCGATGTCATGACTGTAAAGAACAATGATGGTGAAATCTACTTCAAAGGAAAGGATATTGCCAAAATCCTTGGGTATAAAAATACAAAACAAGCGATTATAGCAAATGTTGATAATGACGATAAGTGTAAATTAGATGACTTTGGGTTACCTGTTAATAATCAGGTGAAAAATACGGTCATGATTAATAAGAACGGGTTGAAAGCACTCATTTGTCGATCTAGAATGTCTAAATCTGCCGATCTTGCGAGGAAATTGGGAATTAATGTTTATAACAATAAGTATGAATGTAAAGAATCAGAATCTATCGGAGCAATTATGAAAGCTTTTGAAGGAGAGAAAATGAGGACTCAGTACCCAGTGAAAGGCTATAAAGTAGATCTTTACTTTCCAGATTATAACTTATGTATCGAATGCGATGAAAATAATCATGATGATAGAGATGAAGATGATGAGATTACCAGACAGAAACGAATCACTAAACATCTGAAATGTCAGTGGTTGAGATTTGATCCAGATAGCAAGGATTTCAATATTTTTAAAGTGATCAACCAAATATTCATGATAATCAAAAGTAAAATCTGATTTCGCGTTTCATAATATTAAATTTTTTTCTAGTATAATAGTATAAGAAAAAACAATGAAAATTTTTAAAAATATCGCTTTAAACTGTGAAGTCACTACTTTAATGAACAATGATGAAATCTACTTCAAAGGAAAGGATATTGCCAAAATCCTTGGATATGTTGATACAAAACAAGCGATCAGAAAAAATGTTGATGATGACGATAAGTGTAAATTAGCTGAGTTTCAAGGGGTGGTCTCCCAGACGCCCATTAATAATCAAACTAAAAACACTATTATGATCAATGAATCAGGTCTATATTCTTTGATACTTAGATCAAAACTTAAATCTGCGAAAGAATTTAAAAAATGGGTAACGAAGGATGTATTGCCTTCAATCAGAAAAACAGGAGGATACGATATTCCAATTCATAAAAAAGTCCAAAAGCAACTGACATTCAATATTAATACAGAGTTTGATTTACATTCGAAAGTTGTTAATTTTATAAATATGTTTTATCCAAATACATTAATCACGTCAACTTTAGGAGAACTTCAGGACACAGTTGAGAAAAGGATCAAATCACGTAGACAAGGATATCAGAAAGGAAGTCCAGATATCATTATTAACAATCTGCACAAGAGATATTCGGGGTTCGCAATCGAATTCAAAACTCCAAAGGGTACAGGTGTATTGTCAGAGGATCAATCGAAGATGCTTAAACTGTATGAACAAAATAACTTCAAGGTACTGTGTTCAAACGATTATGATGAGATCATTACATCACTGTTTCAATATATGAAAGATGTAAGAATTAAGTGCCAGTATTGTACTTCCAAGTTTAAATCATCTTCATCACTGAGATTACACAATATCGGTTTTCACAAGATCAGTATCTAGATTTTTAAGGTATATTAGCACAAAAATAAATTTTATATATATATATTATATATAGAATGACAAAATACATTACAGCAAAAAGTCCTCAAAAATTATCTGGGATCGGATTATTCACTTTCCTTAGAACGTATTCTAGACGCATCAACCCAGGTGATCCAGAATCAAAAATAGAGACTTTTGAACAAACACTTAATCGAGTGGTATCGGCATGCAATACACAACTAAATTGCAATTTTACCGACGACGAAAATGATGAACTATTTGATCTAATGTGGGATCTAAAACTATCTGTCGGAGGTAGATACCTATGGCAATTAGGAACAAAACAAGTCGAGAATAGAGGTTTATTGTCTCTACAAAATTGCGCAGGTGTGAAAATTGATGACCCGATAAAGCCCTTCGGATGGTGTATGACACTGTTAATGCTCGGCTGTGGGGTTGGTTATACAGTTCTCAAAGAAGATATAAAAGATTTTCCAGTTGTTAAAGATGTTTCAATTAAAAGAGATGATACAACTGACGCAGATTTCATTGTTCCAGATAGCAGACAAGGTTGGGTAAAATTGTTAGAAAAAACTCTAAAATCATATTTCTACACTGGTGAGAGTTTTACATATAGTTGTATCTTAGTTAGACCTGCAGGTTCTTTGATTAAATCATTCGGAGGTATCGCAAGTGGACCCGAATTCCTTGTTAAAGGTATTGATAAAATATGTGAAATATTAGATAATAAAAAATCACAAAAAGTAACAACTGTCGATTGTCTAGATATAATGAACATTATAGGTGAGATAGTGATATCAGGAAATGTCAGGAGATCAGCTCAAATAGCTCTTGGTGATGTATCAGATGTTGAATATCTAAAAGCTAAAGATTGGTCTAGTGGAAATATACCTAATCATAGAGCGTTCAGTAATAATTCAATTATCTGCAATGATATCAATGATATTTTAGATGATGATAATCTTTGGAAAGGATATAGAGGAGATGGCGAACCATATGGACTCATTAACATGAACTTAATGCGAAAATGCGGAAGAATCGGTGATTTACAATATGAAGATCCTGATGTAGTTATTATTAATCCTTGTGCAGAGATTACCTTAAATAATTATGAAACCTGTTGTCTGGGAGAGATATATCTAGCAAACATTAAGTCTAAAGATGAGTTCTTAAAATGTCTTGAATATTCGTACAAGATATGTAAGCATGGACTAAGATTACCGTGTCTTGACTCTAGAGAAACAGAACATATAGTACATAAAAATTCACGTATAGGTATTGGGCTAACAGGGGTTATGCAATGTTCAGAAGAACAATTAAGTTGGATATCAGACGGTTATATTCATCTAAGAGATTATGATAAAATGTATTCTATGACAAACGGTTTCCCAACTAGTATTAAACTAACAACTATAAAACCAAGTGGTACATTATCCCTTCTCGGGAATGTATCACCTGGGGCGCATCCTGCTTTTAGTGAATTTTATATTAGACGAATTAGGGTCTCAACAGGATCTAAGTTAATTGATCTAGCGAGAGATCATGGATATCATGTTGAACACCAGATCAAATTTGATGGGTCTATAGATATATCAACAGATATTATTTCATTCCCGTGCAAATTTCCAAAACATACAAAATTTGCAGATGATATGACAGCAATAGATCAATTAGAAGTTATAAAGCGACTACAGAAAGAATGGTCAGATAACTCTGTATCAGTGACGATATATTATAGATTGCATGAATTAGATCATATTAAAAGTTGGTTGAAAGATAACTATAATGATAATATCAAATCAGTCAGTTTTCTTCTACACAATGATCACGGATTTAAACAAGCTCCACTTGAAGCAATTTCAGAGCAAGAATATAATACAATGATGTCAAATGTTCAAGAAATAAAAGATTACAGTTCTATCTGTGGAATGATTGATGATATAGATAATATAGGTGAAACCGAATGTTCAGGAGGAAGTTGCCCAGTTCGATAATAAACTCATATAGGTATAAAACTATTTTGAATTAATAATTTTAAAAAAAAACTTTCTAAAATTATTTTCAGTCTAATATATATAACAATACTATGTCTCTAGAAACAATTAAAGTTCTTGAACCCCGTGTCAATATTAAATCTGATGTCGAAAAAAATCACATCGTCCTTCAGGGTGGTAGCCGAGTTACCGAACAGAAACACGTAGCCGATAGTGCACAAGTCGGCGCTGGAACGGTACCAGTACAGGCTCTATGGACTATTTACCCCCCATCAACGTCTACTATTACAGATAGACTTATGCGTGTGAAATGTTATGTTGAAGTTACAACTAATGTGCCTCACGCTCTCGGTCTTCACGACGCAGTGAGGCAGTTTCCTATTAACTCAATTGTTGATGTAACAACTATTCAGGTTAACGGTGAATCGATCTCTGATAACAGCGGTGAAAAGCTTCATGCTCTTCTTTCATATGGTATGTCCCAGGAAGAACGTTCTAGAACCGTTTCTACTTCGGCATCTATGCCTGACACTTATCAGCGTTATGAAGATTGGCAGATATATGGATCTGCTAAAAACCCTCTTTCTAACTTTGGTGAAAACGGAGCAGAAGATCCTCGAGGTGGATTTCCTGTCGAAGTCATCTCTCCAACTGTTTTCAGAGTTGAAGTTACTGAAGCTATTCAGATGTCTCCATTCTATAACGGTATTGGAACTCAAGAGGAAGGTTTTGTTAACGTAAATCAGTTCAACATTGCTCTTAGATTTAAGGCTAATCTTTCTAGTTTTATGTCTTGTGCACTAAGAACTCCTCTTCCCACTCCTACTAACCCAGCCCCGACCCCTGTCCCTGAAGTCACATCTGTTGGTGTTTCATTCTATAAATCGCCTGAAATCCTAACAACGTTTATCACTCCTGATATGACTCAACCCATCCCCGAACTTCAAGTTCTCCCCTATCATAAGTCTCAAGATTATCTTAGACGTGTTGAGGATCTTATCCCAGGAGCAAGTACTACAGTGTACTCCGATTCTATTAAACTTTCTCAGATTCCTCGTCGTTTGTTTCTATTCGTTCGTCACAATAAAGGCGATGATAACCAGAATACCGCAAACTCTTTTCTTAAGATTAAAGGACTCAATATACTCTGGGGAAACCAAAGTGGGCTTTTGGCGAACGCATCAGAACAGGATCTCTACGAAATTTCTCGCAGAAATGGATGTTCTCTTTCTTATCCTAGTTTCAGCAAATATCGTGGCTCTGTTATGTGTATTGAATTCGGTAAAGACATCGGTCTACTGGACGATGAGGCACCAGGTACACAGGGTCAGTACACTATGCAGATTCAGATGACTGTTGAAAATACAGGCGCAACTGATTTCCTTAAAGGTGATTTCTATCAGATCTTTGAAATGGAGGGCACGTTTAGTATCGCTGAGAACATGGCTAGGGCGAGTCTCGGTAACCTTACGAAATCAGAAGTCCTATCGAGTAAGATGTCTGATGAACTTGATTATTCAACTTATGAAAATCTTCAGGGTGGATCTTTCTTCTCTTCTTTGAAGAATATCGTCAACAAAGTGAGCAGAGGTATCCAGTCCGCAGTCCCTATTGCATCCCAAATTGCTTCTGTAGTGGCGCCAGAACTGACTCCTCTTATCGGCGCGGCTGGTAAAGCAGCAGGTATCGGTAGGGCTCTAAGCGGTGGAAGGATGAGTGGTGGCAGAATTAGGCGGCGTTAAAAAGTTTAAAAAGGTTTAAATATTTATTGATATACTAATATTATTAAATACAGATGGTAAACTATCAATTAGGTAAAATTTACATTTTAGAAAGTTGTGAAACAAATGAGGTTTATATTGGTTCAACTGCACAGATAAGACTATCAAAAAGATTATCGAATCATAAAGATAGTTATAGACGATTTTTAAAAGGAAAATATCATTATATGACATCTTTCAGAGTTTCAAAATATCCAGACTGTCGCGGTCGATTATTAGAAACATATCCCTCTAATTCGAAAGAAGAACTCGAATCAAGAGAGGATTATTGGATTAAACAATATCCGAACTGTGTTAACAAAAAATACAATTTAGAAGGGGTTAGACCTATAAATTATACGGAAGATACTCAATTTATTAATGAACAAAATGCAAAATACAACTTAGCAAATAAGGATTATATTAAAAGACGGAGTGCAAACTACTATGATAAAAATAAAGATAAAATTTCAAAAAAAAGTGCGATTTACAGAAATAAACCCGTAAACAAAGCAATGAAGAAGATAACTAATTCAAATTATAGAAAAAATGAATATGTGAAAACAAGACGAAAACGGAAAGTATTATGTCTCGATTGTGGTCTAATCTATTGTAAGGATCATCGTTCAAGACATAACCGAACTAAGATGCATCAAGATGCTATAAATGGTACATTTAGTGAATCAATCACTATATTCATAAATAATGCAACCAAACAGTTAAAAAAAGATAAACAAGAACTATTATCTGACATGAATAAATATTTATAAATAAGATCAAAATTATATTTAATATATCTGTATATTATATATAACTATGTCTAAACCATATTGTGGATCTGGAAATATTCCCAAAGGATCTAAAAATGGAACTATGAAAGAATGCGCAGAACTTAACCAGGTTAGATTATACGGATTGAACAAAATAGATCGTAAAACATTTGATAATGTGAAAATGAAGAAATCTCTTCCTGAGACTAGAGATAATCTGATTATTGAATTAGTTAAGAATAGAGGTCTATTTAGAACTCATTCAAAACGTGCAACTGATTCAAAGGACTCTAAAGTACGATCTGAGTCAAAAAAGATAGCTGACAACGCTGAAAAAATGATTAAGAAAGTATCTGCAAAACTTAAAAAACTTGAAGTAAAGCCAAAAGTAAAAACAAAAATAAAACCAAAAGTTAAACTCGATAAAGATTTTGAGAAACTTAAAAAACTTGAAGCAAAAAAGCCAAAAAAAAAAATAAAAACAAAAATAAAACCAAAAGTTAAACTCGATAAAGATTTTAAGAAACTTAAAAAACTAAATGATAAACTAGATAGACCAACTAAAATGTTAAACAAAAAGTCACGTAAAATTAAATAATCTAGTATAATAATATAGACATGAGCTGTTCTTTTAATAAAGTTAACAGTCCAACTGTTAAAACACATTATAAATCACTGTATCTCGGATTAGTTGAATGTCCAAATATATTACAATCTGTATATAATGGTATCACAATTAAAGTAATCGACGCTCAACAGTATTATCTTAATGTTAACCATAAACTCAACATCGATCATTTAAAGTATCTCCCGAGTGCTGTAGCGAAGGATAATGACGCTGGTATCGATATCTACTATGCAACTCTAAATTACCTCAAGTATCTCACACAGATTACAGGGAGATTAAATGTTATTAATGATAATTTTCTGATTTCAATATACAACATTCCTAATCTAGACAATGCATATTTTACAGGTCAATATATGGTATATGGTAATGGTAAAGAATTTAAACCATTAGTTGCATTAGATGTCGTTAGTCACGAACTTACACATGGACTATGTAAATCAATATGTAATCTAGAGTACAAAGGTATTAGCGGAGCGTTAAATGAAAGTCTGAGTGATGTATTAGCTACTGGATTTGAGTTTTATATGTACGGAACACATAAAGGTCTATTAGGGTCACCGGACTTCGAAATAGGTGAAGATATTGTTAAAAATGGGAAATCGAATTTAAGAGATATGAGAATACCTCGTAAAGTGAATGATGCTCAATATATTGATCATAATGATCTTAAAGTCGATCTTGGAGGAATACATTTAAATAGTGCTATCCCAAACTATCTATTTTATAAATGTTGTATGGATATTGGTTTACATGAACTAGATGAAATATTAAGTTATTGGTATCGAGTATATTGTCATCTTCCTAAAGACTGTAATTGGGTTACATTTGGTCGTATTGCTATCGAAGAAGTGCCTTTTAAATGGTATAATATTATCAATCATAATCTTAAAGATATTAAAATATTATAAGTCAATATTACTTTAATTATTTTAAGTGGTGGAAGGAAATGCCTAAATTTTTAAGGGAATGACTTAAATTGCGGAGAAAGTGGCAGATTATTATAATATTATACTGCCACTTTCTTCACCCTGTAATATAATTAAGTCAGATATACTGTATTAATTATAAGTCAGATACATAATTATTATAAGTCAATTCACTCAGATATATTACTGTTGAGTCAGATTCACAACCAATTCGTTTTGAACAATTAATCTCAAATATCTGATTATCATTATCAAACAATTCATTAGTTTCAAGACTATCTATTAGTGGCTTCAACATATTATCTAGATCCCGCTTACGTCTAGATTTACAATTAAACTGAACTGTGAGTTTAATATCTCCTGTTAACTTTTCATATTTAACATTCTCCAAATAATCTTTAATATCTGTTTCATACTGTACCAAGCGTTTGGACTTATACATACGCCCTCGTCCAGTGCGATAACATGCATTGATAGATGGTGGTAGTGATTCAAATTTTAATTTAATCATTATATTACTATTGTATATACACTAGTATTATATTTTTATTACATGGACTTTTCCATTTATACAAAACTGTCTATCTTGTTTATGGAAAGAATATTGTTATCTAATTTATTGTAAAAAGTTTTTATCGCAAGTTTTTTTAAATGTGCATTTGAAATCTTATTTTTATTTTTTTTTAAATACTCTTCAGTTACATAAACACTATTATTTCTTTCCTCATTGTCACTCATTTTTAATTTCCCTTTAGCTGTAACAGTGTACAAATTGATTTCAATAACTATTGGTCCACCAATACTTGTCAGAGCTGTAGTTTTACTCTCTTCATACAGTGATTTTTTTATTTTTTTTATTTTAAATCGAATAATTGTTTTTCCATTAAAAATTGTTAATTTAGAATTTATTTTTTCAGACATTTTACTTTGAGCTTCGGTTAAAGTATTAGAACTTGATAGCATCACACTTTTTTGATTTTGGACAAACAAATAATGATATTTTTTTGCATTATCGACTATAGTGTTATAGTTCATGTGTATATATACTCGCTATATATTTTAATTTATCTCAAGCCATGTCTTCATATACCATATCCTTGCGTTTAAATCGTATTTTGACTGTTAGAGGCGCATCTACAAAATGGACATACACAGGGTATGTTTTTTGTGTTCTATCTGAAGATCTGATTCTAGATACCCATCTAACATTAAGATCAATCATTTTCATAGGATAGTCAGAGTTAAGGTCATATAATCGTCTGGGACCTTGAAGGAAGAAATATACAGGGGTGAGATCAGATATTTCACTACTCGAAACTTCAAAGTCTGTAATAACCTGCTGAGTAATGTTATTTTGGGATGATTGTAGTTCAGTTGTAACTGGAATTGAATTAGTTAGAAATTGAAATGAGATAAGGTCGGCCATTGCCCCAACTGTGCTAAACTCACTTACTATCGAAAAATACGGTTTCCCATTAATTGTTGCTAGATTATTGTATGTGTTTCTAATTACAATTCTTTCATAAGGTACTTCATTAAAAGATCTAAATCCGTTGAACAGTTCATACAGTGAAGAATTAAATAGAACTTCAATCGTTGTTAAACTTGAATCATATGTTTGTTCGGCATTAAACGTATATAACGTAGTTGTTGCATCAAATGTGATAAATGGGGCTTCTGTTGGTGGTGCTGTAGGATGAGAAGCTTTTATAAGAGTAAAAGCCTGAGATAGAGCTTGATTTAACATATCTAAAAAGTCTTGATATGACCAGATAGAAGGACCATACAGGTCATCTGCAGGGTTTGATGTATTCGCTATGTATTCCAGATTTACACTAACTTCTGTTCCTCCAAATCTCATCAATACTTGATATCGTCCTATTTTATCGCTGTCCCATACCATGATTGGAATGTTTGTTGTTGGGACTCTGAAACGCTCTACACTTAAAACATAATCAGATGGTTTATAAAGAATTGGCTCAACACGAGTTACTGAAAAAATGGCCTGCTTTCTCTCTGTTGGACTATCGTTAGATATACGAATATTATAATAAACAGAATCGTTTATATCCGATGGATGATTTGGTAAAATAGACATTTGTTATATTATTAGCTGAGAAATTAATATAAATACTTTTATTCAATTTTCGCCTTTCTTCTAAACTGCAGTTTGCATGTAATCACATTATCTTTTGTTGTAAATACTGAATATGCGGTGTCGTTCTTGTCCAACCACGCGATATTAATATCGATACGTCTCAGTTGATATTTAGAATTTAGATCATAGTATCTTAAAGGACCAGCAGCGCTATACTGAATCACTTGTCCATTTGTATAATTACTGTTAATCTCTAAATCACTGAGTATTTGCCTTTCTCGATTTTCAATAGATCCTAACAGTTCATAACTAACTGGAATACTATTAGTCTCGAACACTATTGTTTGAAAATCTGATTGTAAGCTAAATGGACTAGATTCAGTTAAAGTACTGTAATATGGCACTGTATTAATCAAAATTTTATTAAACGTATTGTCTTTAGAAATAATTTGATAATATGTATCTTGTCCAAATTTGGTTTCAAATGATTGAAATGTGCCCCACAGGAAAAATAGTGGATCATTAAAATAAACTCGAATTGTATTACCATAGTTCTGTTGAGCATTAAATGTCGCCAAATTTCCAACTTTAGCAATAAATGGAGGTTCTGTTGGATCAATCCCAGGGACTAAAGTCTTCAATTCATCAAATGCATCATTTAAAGCAACATTGACCATCTCAATTAACTCTCCAACATTCCAAATCACGTTTCCTTCTGATAGAGGTACTGTTGTTGTTGGTATGTACACTAACTGTTTGGTGACTACTGTATTAGAGTTTTGATCTTGTATTTTAACAAACCAATTATCTCTAAATAACATATATGGGATGCTATACGATGGTAATCGGAGTCTTTCTACAGCTAACTCCCATTGACTGGGATCGTCTAATATATTTTCTACACGATTATCTGATAGAGCAGCACGCCCACTCTTGTCCAAATTGATATTATAAAAGACTGTTGTATCTGACATTGATTGTTATATTAATAGATGAGATAATAATATATTTTATAATGAATAAACAATTGTTAAGCTCGATATCAAATAATCTGGACTGTCTCTCTGATTAAGAAAAAGTCGATCAAATTGATCATTGTTTAAATGTCTGAGTCTAACTCTCATAGCCGTATACCTACCGCAAGTATTGATATCTTTTGCAAATTTCTGCAATCTACGAGTATTGGACATCACTTTATAATCAGATTGTAAAATCAAGTGTGATAGATGCGGAACGACTTTTCCCTGATGGATTCTCAGATTGTAATCTGCATATTTAAGCTCACTATCAATCTTAAAACCATATGAATCAAAAAATGATAGAACACTATCCGATTGCTTGATTAAACACGTCCAATGTCCAAAGTTCTGTCTAGTCTGATAAAGTAAAATAATGGCCTCTTTTGTTCCAAATACTTGATCTATTGTAGTATATTTATGTAGTTGCTCGTATGACATAATATGAGCAGCGCCTTGTGTGATTGTCTCTAGATCACTACCTGATAGATCGATCTTTTCGGCATCTCTAATTAAATTACTAATTGTTGGCATTTGTATAATATAGAGTTAGATATTATTAATAGATTAGTAATTATATTAATTTAAGAGATATCATCATAATTGTAAATTTTATTTGTAAAAAAGATAACAATGTTCTCAAAATGCAGATAAGAGACATAATCCCGATTCCCATCCCAGATACATTGGATTCGTTTTGTAGATAGCGATCCACCTGCTATCTAACTTTAGAAACTTTGCAATCTGTTCTTTACTCATTCCGACATAGTTCTTCAGATAGTTCCTGATATGATTTGTAGTTCCACTTTTAGGAAAAACTACAGTACATGTACTTTCATTTAAAACGACTCTTGAGTCCTGATAGTTCATTAATATATGTGATGTGATGATACACCTTGTCTTATTATGTCTTCCACGTTCTAGAATGATATCTCTTATTGTATTGACCGCTATTTTGTATTTCTTGTTTCTGATTGTATTTGTGTCATCCATTACAACAACACTATCGTACATATCATCTAGAGTAAGAGGATCTGTAATTAGATCATCATCTATTGGTATTCGTTCAGGATCATGTCTATCAAGGGATTCATCTTCTGCAACAGAGGAATATAAAAAATATGGGGAGTCTGGGTACATACGAAAATATTCATCTAAATATTTCCCGACATAGTAACTTTTGCCACTATTTGAAGGTGCTGATACATATAATCGTTCAATCATATCTTCCCTAGGTAATAACTGTAATTTTCCGTCTTTAATATCGATGCAATCTTCACCGAGTACTTTAATATCTTGTTTTGCGTCGTAATATATTTTTCTTAACTTTGATGATACTGGTGGTATATCTGATCTCAGTGCCTTATGAAACTTTAACACTTCTGGTCTCGTTAGGTCATTATGTTCGTCTTTGAATTTTTTTGATAGTTTTTTGATCGGATCTATAAACCCGTCTACATCTAGATATATCAATCTACCATCTTCTGACCCTCCTAATATCCGAGCTATCGGAACGCCTTTACGATAGTTGAAACTCATATAATTAATATAATATACATATCTAAAATAAATTTAATCTAACTCTATATTATAACAATAATGTCTGGACTATTAAATCCATCTGGGACTCTCTACACGTGGCCTCAAAAAACTAATCCTGGGTTTAGAACAATACAGTCACAATATCTTAAATCGGTTGGTAAATCAAGAACTATGACAAAATCGTTTCCAAAACGCGCAGATCGAGTTCCAGAACAATCGAATAAGATGAAGTTCGATATTCGAGTTCCAACACCTGCAGGGGCGTCTGGCGCTGTAAATCGATCTCAAGCAGTTACACGGAATAAAGCTATTTTGCAAGCTAGTTTGACAATACAACCTCGATTGTAATCTAACTATTAAAATTATTATAATAATTGTCTTAATTATAATAATGGGGATCATACTATCAAAATTTACATCATATCTGTTTAAACCGCCTGTTATCTCTACTATCGAGATAAAACATAATTGTGATTTAAACGGTCATTACTGGAGAGTAATTAAGCATAGTTATGAACTAGAATGTAAATATTGTGGTGATATCTACGACCCAGAAACAATATTAAACATTAGATGAGTCATTTTCCGAATATCCAATTATAAAATGTTGTAAAACAACTCTCTTGTTCAATCACATCATCATCGTCGGAGCTTGTACCTGAACTCGGATAATAGGGATAGCCATTGTTGTAGTATCGAATACTTGGATCCCCATAGTCTCTCATATTATAATAATGAAATGTTGTGTATTCGTCATAATCGAATTCACTCATTTTTCTATATAATATACTCACATAATAATAAATTTTATTCTAAATCTATTATATATAGTAATGTCTAAACGATTAACAAAAAGAGAAATGATCTTAGAAATCAAAAAAATTAATCCCAGTCTAAAAGTGTTTCAGAAAAGTAAACTCTCAGAAGTTAAAGATATTTACAAAATGATTACAACTAAAGAACAGATAGCTCCTAAACCTGATAAAGTTAATAAAGTCGAAGATGAGTTGATTGATGTCCCTGAACAAGTTGATCCTTGTTTGAGTGACCTAGAAGAAGATAATGTTTCAACTAACCCGATTGATGAATACATTGAGGATAAGCCAGAATCTAAACCAAAACCAGGGAGAAGAGTTATTAAATCGAACAAAATTGAGAAACAACCAGTTGCAGATAGAGGAACAACACTTTCCGAAGCAAAAAAAGAAGTTAGAGTCCTATTATCTGAATTCGGTAAAAAGAACGAACTGTATCTTAAGAATTATCAACTCAAAGCGCGCAACTTAACACTCACTGATATCGATGCAGATAAGCTCATTGACTATTGGGATTCGGTAGAAGCACTGATTCAAGATGAAGCTAATGTGATTATTGATAGTATTGATGTTAGGGTTCATATACCTGAGTCATTCTATCTTATGATTGAGAATGGTATTGACAGACAAAAATCACGATTTGAGAAACTTTTGAATGATCTATAAATTAATTTCATGACATATATTATAATGACTGATATTGATGAAAATAGCTCAGAAGACCTTCCACTTAAACGTATTTCTACACCAGAGAAGACGTCTACTAGTCGATCACGATCTAAGCCTGAGTCGATACCTTCAAAAAGTCAATCTAGAAAAAATGAACTTAGGACATTTATTATTTCGATTCCAATCGGATCACGCCCCCCTAGGATCAAAAATGGAGTCGTGAAAGAACTTGACAAATCTCATACGATTGATGAGATTGAACAACTAATTTTAGAAAGCGAAATTGTAGCTAGTAATATTCATGATACAATAGTTCAAACCGCTCGTTGTTGCGGTAATGTGTTTAAACTTGCTGACAAATTAATCAAATAAATTATTTTCAAAATATAGATTATATATAACCATAATTATAATCTACATTAAATTGAATAATTTGAATCAATGTACTTAATTTAAAATCATAATATAGCAATCAATAATTTACAAGCATAAAATGATAAAATGGTTTATATCTCCAAAAAATGTTTTTTAAACGACATTCGTTAAAAAAACAAAATTATAAATTATAATGCAGAAAGTACTACCTCTTTCTCGTTGCAATACCTTTCACAGATATCAAACCTGCACCCTTCTTTACTTTTTTTACTTTTTTCAACTTACCACCAGTCAGCCACGATTTATCACCTGCATCTTCTTTATCCATACTTTCAGGCGTCAATGGTTGTTTTATTAATTTTTCAACATCGTGTATATTACTTGCCATACCCATATTTTTCCAATCCTGTTGTGTATATGTATCTTGTAATTTACTTGCTATTTGTTTGTAAAAATCTTTCATATCTGTCTGTGTTGCTCCATTATCCAATAGCCAATCTTCAGCTTCATCCCATGTATTATGGTCATTTGGTTTAAAACCTGCTTTATACAGCATTCCGCTTAAAGCTCCACCTTTCTTTACTTTTTTCATTTTACTGCCGACGAGACCAGCACCTTTTTTAACAGGCTTTTTTTTATAACTGTCTTTTGCTTTAACGAGACATTCTTTATAACTTAATTTAGGATTCTTACTTCTCACTTTTGCAACGTGTTCTAACCAAGGATTCATGTATTATATATATTATATGAATATATATTTATTTTGTAAATTTTATAAATTGTTTTTTAAACGACATTCGTTTAAAAAACTAATTATAAATTATTTAAATGATTTTTTAAATAATCATTTACAATAACATCAATTTTGTTAAAGTCAGTATATTTAATCCGTAATAATGGATAATCATGATGGCGGGCATATCTGTTCTTAATTCTATCATGTCGTTTGATCTGTTTGAACTTCTTCGTCACATATTCATCAGATTCGTTCTTTTTCCAACGCACTGGTTTAAAATGCTGAGCCCCGTCATATTCGATAAAAAGATAATCCTCTTCATCAGAATCAATCACAATGGCAAAATCATATCTAAGACAGTGTCCTTTAAAACTCACTAGATCGCAAAATGTCTTTTCAGCGATATATTCGAGATTATGTGAATCTAATACCTTTTTAACTGCGCTCTCACCACGGGTCATATTTCTTGGCTTGGGGTTTGTATGGATTGATTTGATATGTTTTTTCAAATCACCTTTTCGACCAAATCCCTTATTACAATATTCACATTCATATATCTTCTGTTTCAAATGTACATTACCGATATGATTATTCAAATTACCTCGATGACCAAATGCCTTATTACAATGTTCACATTCATATATCTTCTGTTTCAAATGTACAGTTCTGATGTGAGTATTCAAATCACCTCGATGACCAAATGCCTTATTACAATGTTCACATTCATATTTCTTCTGTTTCAAATGTACAGTTCTGATATGATGTTTCAAATCACCTTTATTAATAAATGCCTTATTACAATGTTCACATTCATATTTCTTCTGTTTCAAATGTACAGAAGAAATATGATAATTCAAATTACCTTTTTGACCAAATTCTTTATTACAATGTTCACATTCATATTTCTTCTGTTTATCATGAATAGTACTGATGTGAGTTTTCAAATTACTTTTAGTGCTAAACACCTTCTCACAGATCTCACAAGTTAACTTACACATTTATTAATAATATATCATATGGATAATTCTTTAAGTAATAATAATATCTTAAAATTAATAATATTGACTTATAATTAATATTGGATATCTGACTTAATAATATTATAGGTGTAGTGATTTGGTCAATAATATTAAAATAATCTGCCAAATCACCCGCTTTTTAAGTCATTCTCTTAAATATTTAGGCATTTCACTACACCTATAATTTACTTGAATAATTTAGTTTTAAGATCATTAATAATATTATTGTTTTCAAGATCTTTAAAATTAGGGTGCCTAAATTTATAAAGTTTCAAATGTCTTTCATAAAAATCATTATTCAAAGTATATTTAATTACCTTTTGTCTACCATAACCTTTCGACTTTATTATTTCAGATCCAAACATCGTTTTAAGTGACATTGCAATACGTTTCAAAATGCTATGTGAATCACTGAAATCGATCGGTTTACCCCTGTAACGGAACGATGCTGTAAATAGTCTAACCATTTCAGTATTAACTTTAATATCATCTGTTTTACCTGTGACAGTTAGAACAGTATCTTTCTTGATATCAATCCCGTATGTCTCACATATCTTTCTCAATACAAATACTTTACCTTTTAAACATGTCAATTTCTTGATATTGAATTCGGCAACATTGTTTAAGACCTGTTCTTGATTTGTTGTAAATAGAAATTGGCATATTCGATAATGTTCATCAAGGAGAATCTGGTCGAATATATAATTTTTGTAAGTATCAATCTGATCATCTGGTATGCAGAGATACTGGAGATTATCATTATGTAATTTTGGTTTGATCATTTCACCATCAATTCCCTCAGACCATTTTAAATCGTCCAAATTAATGGCGTCTATTTTTGCTTTTATTAATTCTTTCCGTGATTCCATTTTTTCGAGAGGGTTTACAAAATATTTATTATCATCTTTGAATCCTCTAGTTTTAAGTATATTTTTAAAGTGTAGAAACTTGTTTGTATTACTGCAGTCTCTGTCATATATCAACATACCGTACAACTTACGAAAAAGTTTATATTCTTCATCTGTAGCGAATTGTTTGAACATAAATACATCGTCGGCAGTATCTATTTCATCGTATACATCTTTAATACTATTGTAAACGGGCGCTTTAATTCGTTTACTAGGAAATAGATAATATAATTTATTTATAGATCTACATCTATTAATCTGTTGAACCATATGTTTAGGATCGATAGTACGTTCTAGATACACACAAAAGACATCGCGAGGCATAGTTGAATCAACGCCAGTTATTACTTTGGGACTAATGATCACTTTATCATATTTTTCAATATTAATTACACCTTTATAATCAGAGTCAAATACAATTATATTTTTATCATTTAGTTCTTTTGATAGTCCTTGAGCAACTGTTTTAGAGTCACAACAGATTAGATATTTATCGGTCTTTTTAATTATTTCGATCAAACTAGATCTAGTTTCAATTTCTAATGCAATAATATCTTTACAGTTCAGATATTCATTATTATGATATTCATATTTAATTCCAATATCGTTCATGAAAGTCAGACATATGTCGTTAATATCAGCATCTGTAGCGATAACTTGTTTGCAACTTTTCAAAACATTAATTAATTCTCTAAATATGAACATACGCGTTACATTCATTGTGTCTGAAGATAATAGATATTCAATTAAGAAACTGCATTCATCAAGATATATCACAAATTGACTGTAGTCGATATTACTATCTTTCAATCGTCTAATGCTATCTAACATTATAACGATATTATCGTCATTCGTGAAAGTACCAAGAAACTGATTATATTGAACTGTATCTAATTTAAAACGATTAAATGAATCTGTTTGAGCGTCACATAGTGATATCCTACTACCAATAGATATGAACTTTGAATTACTATCACGAATGAACTGACTAAAGGCCGTTGTCTTACCTGTCCCTGTATCTGATTTTAATACCAAATTACTTTTTACTTTTGTGATATATGTCTCTGGTTTATTCAAATCCTCAGATACGTAGTTACGTTTAAATGACACATCATATTTATCCAATGTCTGTTTAGGAAGAGATTTACATTCACTATAAACTCTATTGTCTTGCAGTTTAATAATATCTGGTTTATCATATTTTGATAGATCTAATATTTCATCCATTAATTTAATTTTCAATTTAATATCGATTCCAATCTCTTTTTTGATATATTTCATACAGTTATTAACAGACTTACGCTTTCCCTTTCTCAACATGATACCGTCGAAACATAATACACAGTCCTCGGGGTTGCCGTAGAACTCCATCACAGCCATCAGTATTTTATTCTCCATCTCACACATAAGGGAATTAAGGTAACTGGCTTTCATATTTTGAGTTTTTCCCGACTTTCGACGCTTTTTAATAAATATATCAGCTTTTATTTTGTTCAATTTATAAAATGTATTGTGTATGTTTTTCATTTCACATTTAAAACCTCTCATATGATCATTACTACATTTGACATCAATATCACTTGCGTTAATCATAATCAAATACAATTTCTTGGCCTGATCTCTATCTAGACCAGTGTCTTCTAATGTCTTATCTCTAGACTCGATGTATGTTGTTAGAAATGGAACTTTTAATTTAATTTTCTTACATAAATACAGGAGTATAACTGGATGTGCGTTAACAACATCAATATCATCGTAATACTCATGACATATGGTTTGTCTGATCTCTCTTTTAATGCATTGCAACGATAACGATTTCTCAGCAAAGAATCTACCATTATTTCCTTTCTGTTTGTATGTAACTTTTACAACTCCATCTTTGGCTTTATTCAGATATTTTCGTAGTATCGTTTCGAATCCATTCATTGGGTCTTTACCAAATCGATCAACATCTGTGATAGTAATATTGTTATCAGTCAGCACAGATCTTAGATTAGCTACAATAATTTGCAATTTTGAAATGTTGATTTGTTCTATTTTTTTGATAGTCATTTAATAAATGTTAGTATTATATAATTATATACTATATAAAACTTTTAAGTCATTAAACGCACTAATTTCAATTAACATCAATTTCCTCGACAATAGGGACAATCTTCTTAGGTCGCCCACGAGGCCTTCCACGCGGGATGTATTTATCCACATGATACTTCTGACGTTTTAATTTATAATTTGCTTTTGCATATATCGATACGCATGATTTACATTGTGATCGGAGTTTAGTTTTCTGTTTACTAAATTGATCTAGAGCTTTATCTGTATTACAACCCTTACAATGTTTTAATACATCTTCTACTATTTGCTCTACTATTTGAGGTTCTACTTCTTGATTTACCATTTGTTATAAATATAGTATATATTATTATATTTAAGTGTTATTAAATTAATTTAAGATAATTATAATTGGTCAAAATAAATCATGAATTGACTTATAATAATATATATATGACTTATAATTAATAATGTATATCTGACTTAATAATATTATAGGGTGAAGAAAGTGGCAGTATAATATTAAAATAATCTGCCACTTTCTCCGCAATTTAAGTCATTCCCTTAAAAATTTAGGCATTTCCTTCCACCACTTAAATAATTAAAGCAATAATAATTTAAGAGACATCATCATAATTCTAAATTTTATATCGACTTTAAACATATAATATTATCTTAAATGTTTTACAGAATTTCTCAAACTCTATCAGCTGTGCATCTTTAACCATTCTCTTATATCGACGTTCTATATCTATTTTAGTTATCTTTTTATCTGGCTTTGATTCAGGCATATTACTATTACTATTCATATTATAATTATTCTTTTAAACGCATTTCAACTGCTTTAAGATGCTTAGACGTTTTAATGTGTCGAGACAATCCAGATTTAGATACCATAGATCCACAGTCCTGGCACTCTACTTTAACGGTATCGACTTTATCAGCCTTATCAGCCTTAACTGGGGCAGTTTTAACATATGTATCTCCAGCTACCGATAGAGCTTGTTTGTACGTGATTCCTTGTTCCTTTGCGACATTCTTAACATGATCAATCCAACTCATCTTTTTTCTTATACTATATCATAAGAAAAAAATTATTATAATTATATCTTTTTTAGGAAATCAACTCCGATCTTTAAACCTGCCTCAACGGCATCTACTTTCAGCTTATCATCATCTGGGGTATTCTCAAATAGCAATATGAAGTGATAAAACAGATCACACTCTGTGTAGCATTCCAATACCATACGAGGATCAAAGTTATCAGTGTAATAAATAGGTAGTTGTTCGAGATCTTCAAACATTATCTGTAATCGGTTTAAGAAGCTGATTTGCTCCTTGATTTGATAGAATGTAGACATTTGTATATACTATATCTGTATATAATTTGAATTGTATTTCAGACGCAATAATTTAAAATATTTTAGAGAGATATTATATATGGATTCAATATCTTCTTCAATAAAAGCATTAGCAACTGCAAAGTATTTATATGACAACAGGATTATAATATTACCAGTAGCGGGTTGTGTATTGGACTGTACATTCTTTGTAGCTAAATATGGTGTTGCAAAGGTCATTGACATGACAACAACATATATCGCAGAGTGCAAATGTTCAGTATGTAAATATCATCTAGATAAAGGGTATAAGCCACCTGCACATTAAAACTGTGTTTCGAATCCTATAATTATAATATAGATGTATTGTATATATGAAAGACCCTGCGTTTATTAATTTTGTTCCTAGAGATATTATTACTGATAATGATCTCAGATTTGAGATACACATAGAGTTGATATTTCCTGATGATCAGAAAATTAATAAAAATATTCGGTATCGAAATGTAAATCACAGAAACTTCATTTTAGGCTTCATTGCCGATCTGATAAAATGGAAAAACACAAATCATCATTTTAATGACTGTATGAATAAATGTATGATCGAAATAGTGAGACTTGAGAAATTGACAGATTCAGAATGCAGATAATTGAATATTTTTTAATATCAGAATATAGATATTAATAAATAAGAATAAAATAATTTTAATAAAATAACACATTTTTAGTAGATAATGCACTCAGAATATCACTAATTTTAAAATTAATGAGTCCGTTTACTATAAATCTATGTAATTTAAGAGTCTTTTTCAATTAATATAAAAGTTAGATATATTAATTTTCGTATTTGTTCGTTTTCAGATTTTTAATCGTCAATTTCTGATAACACATAATAATAATTTTGTTCAATCAATCTTTTTAATATTGTTTTCTCATCTTCAGTAATAATAAATTTTGATTCTTGCATTTCTATATTATATATTTAGATTTTATTTTTTTATTTATTCATCGTCCAAAAGATAAAAAGGGTTCTGACTAATCAATTTTTTCATTGCCGCTTTAGACTCTTTTGTTGCTTTCAACTTATCTATTTCAGAAATAAGTTTTTTACCCTTTTTATCGAGTTTGTCACCATATGTGTTTAATTTTTTATTCTTCGCCATCAATTTTTCAGTTGATGATAAAACAACACCTGATTTTTTTACTTTTTTAGATGCAATCAGTGGTTTAACATCTATTTTTTCAGCTAGTTTTACGAGTCCTGCTTTATTCAATTTTGAATACGGAGGGCAATTCTTTGCTTTAATTTTGCGAATCTTTTCTTTTAACATAACTACTGTCATATTTTTGTAATCTGTAGTACTGGACATTCGTGTATATACTATATGATCAGATAATTATTTAATAGTCTTATTATCACCACAGATAATTATTTAAGGCCATAATGTATGTAAACTCCAGAAATTGGGGCTTAATTTATTTTTATACGTTAATTGTCCTGATTCTGTTTTAATTTTAGAAGCACGTGCTCTATAATTATGTCTTCGTTCTGTATCATTGTGATCAAGATAATCATCATAACGAGTATCACCGTAATGAATTAGATTACCTTTGTATGTCACCATATATTTTTTGTTCTTCCTAGTTGAAGGTTGTACATCTGTTGCTCCATATCTAGATGCAAGTTGCTTCACAAGTCTAAGCTTTTTAATTTTGTTCATTATACTATAGTTATAGATATTTTGTGTAATTGTCAGTTGTCTCTGCATTCTCAATTAACTCCTGAACAGATGGCAGTTTACATGGATATATACCAAGATCGGCCAGTATCATTAGCACTTCAAGCTTGATGGGATCCCCCTTTGGCAGTTGTTTTATCTCAATGTTATACAGATCTATGAGGTGATCTCGTTCGTCTGAGAGCGTTGTGTTGAACATCTTCCTTACTTTGTGAATATTGACATTCTCGAGTGCGTCTCTTATTTCTTTAATTGTTTCAATAATTGTTGTCATTTTCTTATATATATGTATTAGAAAATTTATAATTATATATTTTTATAAATAAAATTTAGATAATTTGTTTAATTGATCACCTCTATGATCTAGTTCTGTATTCAATTTTATCATCGCATCTATCTCCTGTTTCATCTGATTGCATTTTGAAATGTACTTCTGATGCGTGGCAGTTCTAAAATGTTTTTGTTTATTCCAATGTGTATATTGACCCCCGCACTTACAGTTATGTTTTTTTACAAGTTTGTCTTGATTGTCACGGTTATACTGTTTAAAACGCTCTATATATTTGTCTCGATTATCAAGATAATGATGTTCTAGTAGGTATCTGTTTATTCAATGTATGTTGCTTACGTTCAATATATCTGCGCTCTTCTGCCTCCAATTCGCATTTCAAATTACATGGATAGTCCGCTATCTTGATCATTTCAAATTCATACCAACCACCATTTTGTCTAACATATTGATAGAATGGATTCATGTATGCTTTATCATTTGGATTACAGCATGCAGTCTTATGTGAACATTTGCGAGCTCTAAAATTACACGTTGAACCAATATATATTTGATTCTTAGTTGGATCAGTCTTGTGCTTGATTTTATAGATTAGTCCATTCCTGTAATCGGGCATTTGTTATTTGTTAATTGTTAGTATTCATATTCCCTTAAGTGATTTTAATTTAATCAATTTTGCGATACAACTGATTCATGGAAGCTGAATGTAAATATTTGTTTTGAATCTTTTCATCATCATTCTCTTTCTCTTTTAAACTCGGTGTCCCTTTGAGATCATTAGATATAATAATATGTCGAATCATACTGCTGCTGATCTTCTGCCCATTGGCCTGAATTTTAAATAGCCTATTGAAATATTTAGTTAAATCGTTACTATTCAACGGTGTCACTCGATTCGATTTGACTAGATAGTACCCCGATTTATTGTATTTCAACCAGACATTGATTAATCTGTTCAATTTAGAACTAATATTAAACACTCTTGATCCTAAAGACCGCACGTTTTTGTAATTATTGATGTGAAACTGCTTTTGATTCTTAGACCCCAAAACTA